TCGTGGCGGATATTATTGCGACGAAGGAGCGTTGGTGATGGCGAGTTTAGCGTTTACGATTGGTCGGCTATACGTGCGCTCCGTTCGCCGCGCGCTTCGTGCCGAGGGCATGTCGTTCACTGAGGACAAGGGCTGGCTGGATAGCCAATTCGTCGTGACAGGCACGAACGCTGAGATTTTGCGCCTGCAAAGCGCGCTGCGACGATGGGCGAAAGAAGTGGCTTGACGCATTCGGCCCGATAGTGTAGGCGGTCTGTCAATTATTCGAATTGCGCCCGGGCTCCACGCGAGTTCCGGGCGTTTTGCATTTGCGGCGGCGCTGAAAGCGGAAGCGCGCGAAATACCGGAATAGTAGCGGCCAACGGAACCGGGTTATACGTAAGGCCACAGTCGGAGTAGCGCCCGACCCGCAAACAAGTTTGGGGCGTCAGCGTCCTGCCCAACATCCACACGCCGAGCATAAAGCATTAGCGGCACGAGGTGCGGGCGAACATCAGGGGTAAGCCATGATCACCAGCGTCACACAGTTCGACGAATACCCCCGCGACAAGGACAACGCGCCTTTGCCTTTGGGGCAGTTGGGTGCGCCTAACACCACGCTGACCGCAACAGGCAATGTCGTGATGGGCGCGAGCTCCACGTTCATTCGCGTTGCCACCGACGTTGCGGTTTACATCGACATTGGCGCGACTGCCACGACTGCGGATGCTTACATCCCGGCGGGGACGACTGAGTATTTCGCGGTTCGACCTGGCGACACGGTTTACATCACCAGCGCATAACACGACCAAGCCGCAAGGCAGTCGGGAAAGCGGAATAGCATGGCAGGCGGGCGACCGACAAAATACGATCCGGCCTTTTGTGACGCTGTGGTTGATCACTGCAAGACGGGCGCGAGTCTCACTAGCTTTGCTGCTAGCGTTGATATTGCGCGTTCAACAGTCAATGAATGGATGGAGCAACACGCCGAGTTTTCGGAAGCCGTAAAAAGGGCAAAGGCCCATTGCGCTGCTTGGTGGGAGTTGAACGCCCGTAACGGCGCGACTGGCGAAAAGGATGTGAACGCCACGCTGTGCATCTTCGGTCTTAAGAACATGGCCGCTGAAGACTGGCGCGAAAAGCAAGAGCTACAGCATTCTGGCGGCGTGCGTGTTGAGCGCATAGAGCGAACCATTGTCGACCCTGCAAATCCCAACAGCTAGGGTTTTTCTCCCGCTGCTGGAACCGGCGCGAGACAAAGTAGCTAGGGGCGGCAGAGGTACAGGCAAATCGCATTTCTTCGCGGGCCTGTCTGTTGAGGACTCTTTAGCAGAGCCGGGGCAAAATGGCGGCGAAGGCCTGCGGATGGTTTGTATCCGCGAAGTGCAAAAGGACTTGGCGCAGTCCGCGAAGCTGCTGATCGAGAGCAAGCTGTCATCATTCGGGCTTGGCGAGGCGGACGGGTTCAAGGTTTACGAGGATTGCATCAAATTGCCGGGTGACGGCCTGATGATCTTCAAGGGCATGAACAACTACACGGCTGATAGCATCAAGTCGCTGGAAGGGTTCAAGCGGGCATGGTGGGAGGAAGCGCACACGGCCTCCAAGAAGTCGATCAATCTGCTGCGCCCGACAATCCGTGCTGCTGGCAGTCAGCTTTGGTGGAGCTACAACCGCACGCTTGATAGCGACCCGGTTGATGTGATGTTTACTGGCGCGGAAGTCCCCACTGGCGCGATCATTGTGGACTCCAACTGGCGGGACAACCCTTGGTTCACCGCCGAACTTGAACAGGAACGCCTAGACTGTCTGCGGATGCAGCCGGAGCAATACCAGCACATCTGGGAAGGCGATTACATTAAGGCGGTCGAAGGTGCATACTTCGCCCGCGCATTAGCTGAGGCCCGCACGCAAGGCCGCATCACCACGCTAGAGCGTGACCCGCTGCAAACCACGCGGGCATATTGGGACATTGGCGTCAGGGATGCGACGGCCATCTGGATTGTGCAGCAGAAGGGAACGCGGCTGCACTTCGTCGATCATTACGAAGCGGAAGGTCAAGACCTCGCCACGCACGTCAACTGGCTGCGCACGGCGGGCTATGCTGATGCGGAAATGGTGTTGCCGCATGATGGTGCGAAGGTGGACGCATTCAGCGCCACACGGTTTGAGGATCACTTGCGCCAGGCCGGGTTTGCGGTTCGCACCGTTGCCAATCAGGGCAAGGGCGCTGCGATGAAGCGGGTGGAAGCTGCAAGGCTCCGGTTCGGTCAGATGTGGTTTGACGGCGAACGCTGCGCCAAGGGCTTGAAGGCTTTGGGCTGGTATCACGAGAAGAAGAATGAAGGCGGTTACGGTGTTGGGCCTAACCACGATTGGGCATCGCACAGCGCGGACGCATTTGGATTGGCCGCGGTGGATTACCGCGAGCCGACTGCGAAGCGCGCGACACGCCGCATTGAGATTGGAGCGGGCGCATGGATGAATTGAGGCCCGACGACGACTTCATGGAAGATGTGCGCGAACTGTTCGAGCGCGCGGCTGAGTACGAGAACGAGAACCGCCTGCGCGGGCTGGACGACATTCGCTTTGCTCGCATGTCGAGCCAATGGCCTGAGAACGTGCGCCGCCAGCGTGAATTGGATGGTCGCCCGTGCCACACGATTAACCGCCTGCCCACGTTCATCCGGCAGGTTGTCAATGACGCGCGCCAGAACCGGCCCGCTATTGAGGTGCGCCCGTCTGACAGCGGCGCAGACCCGGCAACGGCTGAGGTGCTGTCCGGTCTGATCCGCAATATCGAAGCCATCAGCGACGCTGACATCGCCTATGACACCGCGATTGAAAGCGCGGTATCGGGCGGGTTCGGTTATTTCCGCATCAACACCAGCTACACCAGCGACGACACGTTCGACCAGGACATCATCATTGAGCGGATTGCCGATCCGTTCACCGTGTATGGCGACCCCGAAAGCACGGCGGCTGACGGGAGCGACTGGAATTGCTGTTTCATCGTGAAGATGATGCAGAAGGACGACTTCGAAAAGCAATACAAGGGCAAGGATGCGGTTGATTGGGACGCGCTGGGCTATTCCGGCCTGCCCGCACCTTGGATGGACGGCGATCAGGTCATGGTTGCCGAGTATTGGAAACGTGAGGAAGTCGAGCGCGAGATCGTGATGCTGTCGAATGACACCACGATTGCACTGGACGAATACGAGGACACCGGGCTCGCTGACATGGGCGTTGTGCCTGTGGGCCAGCCTCGCCGGGTCAAGTCGCACAAGGTGACGCAATACGTCATGTCCGGCGCGGAAGTGCTGGAAACAGTGGAGTGGCCCGGTAAGTATATCCCGATTGTGCCGGTCTATGGCGACGAGGTGTGGTGCGAGGGCAAGCGCAACCTCTATAGCCTTATCTCGAACGCCAAGGACGCACAGCGTGAGTTGAACTATTGGCGCACCACGACCACCGAATTGATCGCGCTGGCACCCAAAGCACCGTTTATCGGCCCCAAGGGCGCGTTTGACAGCGACATTGATAAGTGGAGCACTGCGAACCACTATTCGCACCCGTTCATTGAGTATGACGGCCCTGAAGCCCCGGCCCGTCAACCCTTCGCAGGCCCGCCCGCTGGCGCAATTCAGCAGGCGTTGCAGGCGCAGGACGACATGAAGGCCATTATCGGCATTTATGACGCCTCGCTGGGCGCGCGGTCGAACGAAACCAGTGGCCGCGCGATTGAGATTAGGCAGCGCGAGGGTGACGTTTCCACCTTCCACTTCATCGACAACCTTTCGCGCTCGATCCGCTATGCAGGGCGCATTTTGCTTGACCTCATCCCCAAGGTTTACAGCACGGCGCGGATTGTGCGGGTGCTAGGCGAGGACATGGCACCGGAGAACGTGGCGATTGCACCGCCTGAACAGCAACAGGAAATGATGGCGCAAATTCAGGCTAAGGGGCAGGCGATTGCGCGCATCTTTGACATTACCGCTGGCAAGTACGACCTGACCGTCAAGGCTGGGCCTTCGTTCACCACCCAGCGCGAACAGACCCGTGCCGAACTGGTGGAGATTATTCGCGCCTATCCCGATGCGGCGACGATCCTCGGCCCGATGTACCTGCGGAACAGCGATTGGCCGGGTGCTGACAAGGCGGCGGACTTGCTGGAACAGTCGGCAGGCCAAGAGCAGGCCCCGCAACAGCCGCAAATCCCGCCTGAGGTCATTCAACAGGTTCAGCAGATGCAGCAGGAATTGCAGCGTCTGACGCAAGAGAACGAAGCCTTGAAGGCCAACAACGCGTTTGAGCAGGCGAAGATGCTCAACGTCGAAATGCCCAAGGCACAGGCCGCGCAGACCAAGGCGCAGGCTGACGTAATCCGCGCCAATGCCGACATGGCAAAGGTGCAGATGGCTGCAACCGATCCGTTCGGGATGGGACAGCTACCAACCACGCTGTGAAGCGTTGACCCCTAGGACTGCAAACAATGATGGACGAGACCAATCCGGAAACCCCGGAAGTCGAAGCCGCGCTTGATGATGAGGCGCTGGACACTTACGAAACCGAGAATGACGACCAACCCGAACTAGACGAGGACGGCAATCCTGTTGAGGAACCGGACGATGAACTGGTCGAAGTCGAGCGGAACGGCAAGAAGTATGCGGTGCCGAAGGAGCTCAAGGACGAGCTCCTGATGCAGGCGGATTACACCCGCAAGACGCAGGAACTGGCAGAGCAACGGAAGGCTATCGCAGCCGCCCAAGAGCAATGGCAGCAACAGACTGAAAGCGAGTTGAAGGCCCGCGCCCGGATCGAGTCGATTGATGAAGCTGTTGCCGAATTCAAGAAGGTCGATTGGGAAGCGTGGAGCCGTCAAAATCCGACTGCGGCAAATCAGGCATGGATGCAATATCAGCAGTTGAAGGACGAACGCGAAGGCGCGGTTCAAACCTATCAGCAGATGACGCAACAGCGCACATTGCAGGAGCAAAGGGAAGCCTTCGAGCGACTGCAAAAGGGCCAGGCCGAACTAGCTGAGAAGATTCCAGGCTGGGGCGAGGACAAGAAAACAGCCATCCTCAACTTCGGCGAAAAGCAGCTTGGCTTCAGCCGTGCCGAACTTGCGTCAATCGACGACCCGCGAATGGTCATCGCATTGCACTACGCAATGGAAGGCATCGGTAAGCAACAGGCTAACCGTGTGGCGAAAAAGGCAGAGGCACAGCAGGCCATCCGGCCAGCGGCAAGTGTGAAAGGCGGGCGCACTCCTTCGGCGGGCAAGCTCGATGATCGCATGAGCACTGACCAGTGGATTAAGCAGTTCAACGCCAAACGCGCCAAGGCATAAACACCGGATCACCCACGCTGTGAAGCGTCGGCCCTCCTTTAAATGGACTTTTTATCATGGCGAATACACTTCTTACGCCGACCGCTGTGACGCGTGCGGCTCTCGCAATTCTGCACCAGAAGCTCAACTTCGTGGGCAGCATCAACCGTCAGTATGATGACTCGTTTGCCAAGTCGGGCGCAAAGATTGGCGACAGTCTGAAAATCCGCCTTCCGAACGAATATTCGGTTCGCACCGGCCCGACGCTGGACGTTCAGGACACTTCGGAAATCAGCACCACGCTTCAGGTTGCCACCCAGAAGGGCGTTGACCTGAACTTCACCAGTGTTGACCTCACCCTGTCGCTGGACGACTTCAGCAAGCGCGTGCTTGACCCGGCTATGTCGGTTCTGGCGGCGAACATCGAAGCCGATGCGATGAACATGTACAAGGATGTGTACAACTCGGTGTGGGACAGCAACAACGCGCTGACCTACAACGACATCCTTGACGGTCGCACCCTGTTGCAGCGTGCCTTGGCCCCGATGGGCGACCGGACTGCGAACCTCAACTCGCTCGACATGGCCGATCTGGTGAAGGACACCAAGACGCTGTTCAACCACCAGTCCGACATCGGCAAGCAGTACCGTGAAGGCTACATGGGCAAGGTCGCTGGCTTCGACTTCATGGAAAACACCATGTGGCCGGGTCACACGCGCGGTGCTGCGGCGTCCTACGTCTGCAACACCTCGACCGGCATCACCTCGGGAACTGCCACCGTCACCCTCTCGGGCGGCTCTGGCACGATCAACGCGGGCGATGTGTTCACCATCGACGGCGTGTTCTCGGTTCACCCCGAGACCAAGCAATCGACCGGCGTTCTTCAGCAGTTCGTCGCGACGGCTGCGGGGACGACCTCGGTTGCTGTCAGCCCGACCCCGACCACTTCGGGGCCGCGCCAGAACATCACGATTGTGGGTGCTGGCTCGGGCAAGACCGTGACTGTGGCAGGCACTGCCTCGGCGGATACCGGCACTTCGCTGCTGTATCACAAGGATGCGTTCACCTTTGCGACCGCTGACCTTGTGATGCCGAAGGGCGTGGACTTTGCCGCGCGTGAAGTCTTCGACGGCATTTCGATGCGTGTTGTCCGTGCGTATGACATCAATAACGACAAGTTCCCTTGCCGTCTTGATGTTCTGTACGGTTACAAGACGCTTCGTCCGCAGTTGGCGACCCGTCTGCACATGAACTAATCGCTTGGGGCGGGCTTTAAGGGCTCGCCCCTTTCGCTTTGAAAGGACTTCCACATGGCTGTTGAATATCTTGGCACCGGCAACGACGATGGCGTTGTTCTGGGCCGCTCCGCTACCGATAAGGTCGGTTTCTTCAATGCTGATCCGGTGGTTCAGCCGACCACTGTCACCGCTCCGGCGGCTACCGCTGCAACCTCGACCACCCCGTTTGGCTACAGCCAAGCGCAGGCCGATGCCCTCATTACGTGGGTGCGTGCGGTCGATACCCGCCTGAAGGCGCTGGGCATTATCGCCTCGTCCTAAAAATTGGGTTGGGGGCTTCGGCCCCCTTCCTACCGAAAGGCACTGCCATGACCGAGACAATCAGCTTCATCGGCGGCGCGCTTGTGGGCGCTAGTGCCATGTGGCTTTACGTCAGCCCCAAGCTGACCAAGCTGTCGCAACTCACCGACCGTGACGAGCGCGGGCGCTTCGTGAGGCGTGACCCCTGATGGCGACCCTTGGCGAGTTGAAGGCGCGCATCGCGCTGGAAATGGACAGGCAAGACCTGACCGACGAACTGTCTGCCACGCTGGATAAGCACGTTCGCGAGGCAATCGAGTTTTTCACCGACGAGCGCTTCTATTTCAGCGCCATTGTCATGCGCGCGAATTGCACCGCTGCATCCGTGACAATGGACATCCCGGTCGAGATCAAGCGGATCGACAAGATTACGCTCCCGGAGGTCTATGTCGAACTGCGTGAGTTGACGCTTCCTGAATTGGAGAAGCTGCAAGACGGCGTGTTCGCGCAGCCGCGTTATTACGCGTATTATAACGACCAGATCAGGTTCTGGCCCGTTCCCGACAAGGTTTACGTCCTGGAGTTCACAGGCGTCCTGTCGAATGTCGCGCCCGCCACGGATGCAGATAGCAACGTGTGGACGACCACTTGCGAGAGTCTGATTAGCAACCGCGCAAAGATGACCTTGGCGCGCGATGTGTTCCGCGACCCTGAGGGTGTTCAGCTATACGGCAGCGCGGCGGCTGAAGCGTTGCAGCGTCTGCGCAGTGACACGGCCAAGCGATTGGTTGCGCCGTTGCGGATGCCTGATGACGGCGGGCGCTCGGGCCATCGGTTCAACATCTACTATGACTAGGCTTCTGGTTCCGGCTGATGGGCCGGTTTGGCTAGACGATTTCACACGGTCAATTGAGCAAGCTTTGCGGGAGGCGCGCACTCCCGGCTTTGTCGTGACTGCGACCGGAACAGCCGCTTCGCAGGATATCACGTTGCCGCGCACGGGTATCGGTGTGGACAGCGTGACGGTGTTCGAGAACGGGGCCTTGCGGGTTGGTGATTACACCATCGCAGGCCGGACGTTGACCCTTACCGCTGCCTCTGGCGCGACCATCGTTATTATTGAGAGGTAGGCTATGCCTTCAACCGCAACCACTCGCAACCGGCTTGAAAAGCAGGCTACAGGCGAGAATGCTAACGTCTGGGGCGCGGAGCTCAACGACGTAATAGACCTGCTGGACGCAGCGGCGGATGGTGTGGAAAGCTACACGCTGTCTGGCAGCAAGACCCTTACGAGCGTGAACTACGCAGCCGACGAAGCCCGTATGCGCGTGCAGAATATCACGGGCGGCACTGGTGGCACCGTGACGATCCCGGCTGTGCAGAAGAACTACATCTTCCGCAACGGTTCAAGCGGCGCAGTCGTGGTGAGTAACGGCACCAACAGCGTGTCGATCCCTTCGGGCAATGTTGAGCAGGTGTTCACGGACGGCACGAACATCTACCGCACGGCGCGGCTTGACCTTGGCAGCGACCTGCTGACCACGACCGGCACGCCCACGGCTTCGGGGCACCTGACGACCAAAAGCTATGTCGACACCCAAATCTCGGCGGCAGTGTTCGACGGTGTGGGTTCGCTTGGGACGGGCATTGGCGACTTTCTGAGCGCCCCGTCCAGCGCCAATCTTCGCACCGCTGTTACGGATGAAACCGGGACTGGCGCTCTGGTGTTCGCGACCTCGCCCACGCTTGTCACCCCCTTGCTGGGAACCCCCACAAGCGGTACGCTGACAAATTGCACCGGTTTGCCCGTTTCCACAGGGATCAGCGGCCTTGGTTCGGGTGTGGCGACATTCCTTGCGTCTCCCACATCTGCGAACCTAGCCTTGGCGGTGACGGGCGAGACGGGTTCTGGCGCTCTGGTATTCGCTACCTCGCCTGCCCTTGCGGGCACTCCCACGGCCCCGACCGCATCTAGCGGAACTAACACTACCCAGATTGCCACGACTGCGTTTGTCGCGGCTGAACTGGGTGGCAACTACATGTATCTGAATGCGGACAACACGCTTAGCAGCACCACGAATGCCCAGTCCCTTTTCGATGCTGACGCAGATGGGGACACAGTAACGCTTTCCACCGGCATTTATCACTTTGAGCTTGCTTTTCGTATAACGGATATGAGCGCCACAAGCGGTTCTGCTACACTTTCCTTGCTTGGAAGTGGTTCGGCTACCGTTTCGGGCGTTTACGCTACGGCCTTTGGGTTGGACGCTAGCGGCACCGGCTTTGTGGGCTCCCCCAATTGGAGCGTGATGACTGGCGCGTCTCTGTCAGGCGTGGCGGGTGTCGGGACTACATCAACGGGACTTGTTGCGTATCTGAACGGTGTTTTCAAGGTAACGGGCGCCGGGACGCTAGTCCCTGAAATTGCACTGAACACAGCGGCAGCAGCCATAGTCAAGGCGGGCTCCTACATGAGGATCACGCGCCTCGGTGGGCCGACCGCTTATGCGTCGAGCGATTGGTCGTAATGGCCCGCACCGCCTTTGCCATCCCGCCAGGTATCGTCTCGGACGACACCACATTCATCACGCCGGGGCGTTGGGCAGACGGCAATAACACGCGCTTTTGGCGTGGGCAGGCTGAAGCTATCGGCGGTTGGTCATCGCTCGCCACTACCGCTCTGACGGGCGTATGCCGGAACATGCTGGCATGGACGAACAACGCCGGGACGCTGAATATCGCGTTCGGCACGCACAGCGCCTTGCAGGTGTATATCGGCGGGGCGTTTTACGACATCACGCCTTCCGGTTTGACGGCGGGTTCGATTGATGCTGCGCCGGGGCCGGGTTACGGCGGTGGGCCTTATGGCGAGGAAGCCTACGGCACGCCCCGCACGCTGGCAGGCCCGCGCACTTGGTCACTGTCCAATTATGGCGAGAGCCTGATTGCCTGCGCATCCGGCGAAACCATTAACGTCTGGAATAACGACACTGGCGATGTTGCGGAACCGCTTACCAACGCTCCGGCGCGTTGCACTCTCGCGCTGACAGTGCCGCAACGGCAAATCATGGCCCTTGGGTGCAACGAGGAGGTTAGCGGGGATTACAATCCGCTCTGCATCCGCTTTAGTGACATTGAAAACATCACTATTTGGGCGACTGGCACCGGCAACAATGCTGGTGAGGTTATCCTAGAGGGCGGCGGGCGCATCGTCGCTGCGGCACTGCTTGGCCCTTACGTCATGGTGTGGACGGATAACGCCCTTTATCAAGGGCAGTTCATAGGCCAAATCGGGCAGGCATGGCGCTTTGACCGCGTGGCTGAGAATTGCGGCGCTATCGGCCCGAACAGCGTGGCGATTGTCGGCAAAACCGCATTCTGGATCAGCAATGACCTTCAGTTCCGGCAGTGGAC